CTGGTGGAGGCCGGCCTGGTCGAGCACGCCGGCCACACCTACGCGCCCCGTGGCGTCCAGCCGAGCCTGTACCGGGCGGTGGAGGTCGCGGAGGTGGTGGAGGGTGTGCACGCTGCCCAAGGGGTGCACGGGGTGGGCCGCGCCGAAGTGGCGGGTAGCCCGTCGGGCGATGGGCTCGACGACCTCGAGCGGGCGTCCACGGACGTCCACGGGCGCCTCCGGTGAGCGGCTTCATCCCCACCCCCGCCGACGGCTGGCCGCTCATCGCGGAGATGCTCACCGCGTCGGGTCAGCGCTGGCCCGAGTCGGCGGCCATCACGGACCTGCGCTTCTACGCAGACGCCGCAGCCTTCCGCCTGGGCGTGTCGAAGCTGCGGACGGAGCAGGTGACCGACGCCGACCGGGAGGCCATCCGTGCCGCCCTCCCGGGCCGTCCCGCCCTCGTGAAGCGCTGGGGCTGGAGCGACTGGGCGGTCAAGCAGCTCCGGGCAGCCCCCGAGCTCTGGTGGGACTCCGCGCGGTGGGGTGCCCAGCGTCCCACCGCCAGCGCTCCGCCAGCCGGCCGCCAGCCGACCACCAGCGCACCACCAGCCGAGGTACCGGTGAACGCCGAAGACTCCGACGGTTCCGCCAGCCCACCGCCAGCGCTCCGCCAGCCGACCGCCAGCCCACCGCCATCGCGCGCGGTTCCTTGTACCACAAACCCACCCACCACCCACCACAAGGAAGACAGCGTCCCGGCTCCGCCGGTCCAGCCTACGCTCGTCGGACCCCCGGCACCGCCGAAGGTCGACCCCCACCGCGAGGCGTGGCACACGGCAGCGCTGTTCTGGGGCTCCCAGGTCCTCCCAGCGTGCGGCAGGAAGCCCAGCAGCGGCCCCGAGAGCCCGTCGAAGGGCATCGGCTCCAAGCTGATGACGGCGGTCCGCAACGACGCCGACGCCGTGCTCGACGCCCTGCGGTTCGTGGCGTGGAGCCAGCACAGCCGCGCACTGCACTTCCGAGGCGAGCGGTACGACCTCGACACCGTGCTGCGGCACGTCGAGGCCTACTCCGGCCTGTGGCGCGAGTTCGGCGACAACCCGGCCGGAGGGACGCAGCAGCGCCGCTTCGGAGGCCCTGCGCCGCCGTCCGCCGGCGATGGAGCACTGGACCGGCTGTGGGCGAAGGAACAGGCGCGGAAACTGGCAGAGGACGGAGGACCCGATGAAGACGACGAAGAGTAGCCTCAGGGACGCCATCCTCGGCGCGTGGAAGGTGCTGGAGGGCGCGGGCCTCCGCCGCCCCTGGACCAGCGACCACGAGCTCGCCAACGCCCTCGACACGTGGGGCCTCGTTCTGGCCGACGTCGAGCCGGCCCGGGTGCTGCTGATGGCCACGGCGTTCTTGCGGTCGGCGGACGTGCGCTTCGGATCGAAGTGGCCGATGCCGGGCACGCTGCTCCACGCCCTCGGGGACAACGTCGAGACGGACGAGGCAGACGAGGCGTGGGGCGAGGTGCTGGCGCTGTTGCAGTCGAGGGGGCGCGACTGGTGCTGTCGCAGCGTGCCGACGGTGCTGCACCTGCTCGAGCTCGAGGCGGCGATGCGGACCCGCACCCAGGAGCTCCGCACCCGTGGGGACGCGCTTCTCGCCGAGCAGCAGGAGCGGCGGCGTCAGGGGCTTCCGAAGGGGCCCGAGGCGCGGCTGGTCGCCGTGTTCGCGGGCCTGTCCGCCTGTGGTGGGTGGCGCGGGCTCGCCGTGTCGGAGGACCTGGTGGCGCACCGGGCTGCGTTCCGGGCTGCGTTCCGCGGCACCGCCAAGCGCCGGCAGCTCGAGGGGCAGGAGGCCAGCGTGGCCGCCCTGCTCGGTGGTGGGCCGAGGCCCCGTCTGTTGAGCAACAACCCCCGCAGGGAGAGCGCATGAGCAGCAAGTGGGTGATCACGTTCGCGAACGGCCAGACCTCGACCGTGGAGGCGCCCAACGCCACCCAGGCCGCGAGGGCGGGCGAGGTACAGGCGAGCCTGCGGGGCACCACGGCAGCGTCCCTGCGGCGCGTGGACGGTGGCCGGTGACGGGCCCGCAGCGCACCGAGGACGAGTGGGTGCAGGTGCTCACCGACTGGGTGGCAGCAGGTGGTGGGGAGCGGAGCGGCGAGGAGGCGAGCCGGCGCACGTACCAGCTCAGCGTCAGGGCGAAGGCTGCGTGGGCGCGGATGGTCGACGAGGGCGTGGTGAGGCCGGAGAAGGTCGGGCGCCGCACCGTGTGGAAGCTCGCCCGCCCTCGATCGCTCGCCGCCCTGCCCGCCCCGGGCCCCGTGCCCGAGGTGGTGGCGCTGTGCCGCGACCTGCTCGCGCGCGCCGAGTCGGGTGACGTGATCGGACTGGCGTTCGCCGCTGCCCACCGTGGCCGCGCGACGGGGTCGGCGTACGCGCTCGGCGAGGGCAGCGTCGACCAGCTCGTGTGCGGTGCCCTGCGCCTGCAGACGCGCCTCCTGGCCATCGGTGGCGGGGACGTGCCGTGAGGGGAGGGCCGGAAGGGGGCGGCAGGGGGCGTGTATCCGAAACGGCCCCCCGGGGGGTTCGCGAAGGGCATTCTTCCGCGCGCGCCAAAGGTTTTCCGGGCTAACATGGTGATTCACAAGCGACAGGGAGCCCCTTGGCGCGTCGCGTACCCATAGCAACAGCCGAACCGACGCGGGACGACGTGGTCGCGTGGCTGGCCGACACCGGGCAGGGGTACCGCAAGGCCGCGGCACACTTCGGCCTGCCATACGACACGGTGCGGGAATGGGGCCGAGAAGCCAAGAAGGCGCCGACCTCGCGCGCGCGCGAAGTGACCGCCCCGGCGGCCGCTCCCCAACGCGCCCAGACCTCCCGGCGGGCGTGGCTCGAGCAACGGCTCGACCAGCTCGATCGGCTGCTGCTGACGGTGGTGGACCCGTCGGTGGCGGAGAAGCTCCTCCGGGAGTCCCGCGTCACCCGCGGCGAGTACGACAAGATCGCCGCCGTCGAGGACACCGAGGACGATGACGACGAGGTCGACCCCCTCACCGCCACCGAGGAGGAGATCGTGGCGGGTCGCCTGGCGAAGCTGCGCCGGGGCCTGAGCCGCGCGGAGAAGACGGGCAACGTGGCCGCCGTCGCGTCACTGTCCCGCCAGGTCGCCATCGCCGAGGACCGGATCGTGCAGCTCCGCCCGCCTGCGTCACGCGGCCTCGAGGACGCGACCGAAGAGCAGTTCCTGCACGAGCTCCGCGGCGCGGCCAGCGAGATGCCCGAGCCCCACCTGCGCGCGTTCGTTGACGTGTACCTCGAGCGCCACCGCCTGCTCGTCGTGCCCGACCCCGCGCAGATCCGGCGCATCAAGGACGACCGCGACGAGGAGGACGCCTGATGGTCGCACCTCGCGCCCTCGAGTTCGCCCAAGCCTCCGTCGCCCGGCACCAGGCGCGCCCGCTCGTTCACGTCGCGCTGACGAAGGCGCAGGCGGCCTTCGACGAGATCGACGCGCCCGAGGCCGCGTGGGTCGACGGCAACGCGGTGGGAAAGTCGTTCGAGCTCGCGTACCTCGTCCACCGGTTCGTGCGGGGTGAGCACCCGACGATGCGGCGGCGGTCGTCCGGCGCGGCCCGCGTGCTGGTGATGGGCACGTCGTACGAACAGATGGTCCCGCTGATGGAGAAGCTGTGGCAGCTCGCGTGCAAGGCGGAGCTCGATCCGCGCTGCGGCTTCGACGAAGGGCGCGGCATCACGGGCAAGCCTCCCCGCCTCGTGTTCACCACGGGCCCCGCCGCCGGCGCCGTCATCGTGTTCGCGACGTACCGCAGCGGCGCCCGGCGCGTGGCCGGCGGGCAGTACGACCTCGTCGTCATGGACGAGCCCAGCGACGAGGAGGTGTTCGGCGAGGTGAGGCCGCGAATCATGCGCCGCCGCGGGTTCATCCGCTTGGGGTTCACCCCCGTTCCCGACATGCCGGACCAGAGCTGGATTCGGCGGCGGTTCGAGCGCGGGACGATGGTGAAGCACACGGTCGGGATGCGGCAGGAGAACATGCATCCCGCTGGGTTCCCGGTGCCCTGGTTCTGGCAGGCCGAGATCGACGCGTACGCGGCCAACCTCCTCGACCACGAGCGCGCGATGCGCATCGACGGGTCCCTCGAGCCGGTCGTCCGCGGCCGGTGGCTCAAGGCGTTCGACGCCACGCGCCACGTCCGCAACGTGGGACTCAAGGAGCTCGCCGGCTGGACGTTGATCGTCGGCCTCGACCACGGCACCGCCGACGGCAAGCAGTGCGCCGTCCTGGTCGCGGTCGCTGGCGGCGGCACCTCGCGGCCCAAGGTGGTGTTCCTCGACGAGAGCGTCTCCGAGGGCTTCACGGCTCCCGAGGAGGACGCGGCCAACATCCTCGAAATGCTCCGCCGGAACGGGCTCATGTACGACTCGGTCGACGAGTGGGTCGGCGACGTGCCCACCGAGTCGCGCCGGCAGCACGTCCGGAAGTCGAACGAGGAGATCCGCAAGGAGCTGGCCGCCCAGCTCGGCCGGCCGCTGCGTTCGATCCGATCCTTCACGGTCCCCACGAAGGGAAGCAACAGCCCGAGCGCCGGCTGCCGGACCATCAACACGCTGCTACACCGGGAGGATGCCCGGATCCGGCCATGCTGCACGAAGCTGATTGCATCGTTCAACGTGTTCGCCGGCGACCCGCACGACCCCGTGAAAGACGTTCTCGATGCTGGACGGTATGCAGTCGAGCGCGGTATAACTGCATCGGTCGGCCCGATTCTGCAAGCGAGGTACTAGTGACTTCATCCGTTCTGGAGCTTCGGCCGCCGATGTTGACGCAGGCCGACCAGCTGCGGTCCGAGTACCAAGCGACTCGGTACGCGCTGCTCACCGAGGACTGCAGCGAGGCGGTGCTCGAGTTCATTAAGGAACAGGCCGGCGACGAGGTCGTCGGGCACTGGGGCGCGCCCGACACCGCGCTGAACCCGATGGCGGCCACCACGCGACAGCTCGTCACGCCTGGGCTGTACGGGCGGAAGCCCACCATCCACGCGTCGGCGAACGCGGACGTGCTGATCGGCCCCGACGGCGCGATGGACGCAGCGCGCATCTGGAGCCGCAGCCAGTGGGTGGCGTACCTGACGGTGGGCATGGGCATCATGTTCCGCCGCCTCTCGCGGGTGGACGGGCGCATCGTCGACCGCGTGGTGCTGCCGCAGAACGTCTGCGTGGACGTGGCCGAGGACGACCCGATGCGCATCGTCCGCCTGTGCGAGCTCCGCACCCGCCGACTGGTCGAGGCCGACGGCACGCACACCGCCTACTGCTGGGACGTGTGGGAGATCGGGACCGACGCGGAGGGTGTGCCCCAGGCGTCGTACCGCGTGTACCGCGCGCGGTCCCTCAAGGGCGAGGGTGGGCTCGGCGACGACATCAGCGAACGCCTCCTGTCCGCGTCCGTGGACGGCGACCTCGTGTTCGGCGCGCTCACCACGCAGGCCGGGACTTACGAGTGGCTCGACGAGGACGGCGTGCCGTACCTGCCGTGGAACGTGCGCCGCGCGTCGGACCCGGGCACCTTCTGGCCCGTGTGGCGCCGGGGGATGCACAGCGGGTCGTTCCGCGCCCTGGCCTACTGGACGTACACCGGTCACTCCGCCCTGTTCGCCACCGGGGAGCACCACATCCTCACCGGGGTGGACCTGTCGGGGATGGCCGGCGCGGTCGTGAGCAACGGCCCGAAGGGGGCGCAGAACAGCTCGTCGCAGCCCGCCGCCTCGATCCGGTTCCACCCGAACACGATGACGTCGATCCCCCTCCTCGAGGGGCAGACGATGCAGAGCCTGAAGATCGGGCCCGGCGTCAACCTCCCGAACCTCGCGTCGTGGGCGAACCAGTACCACCTCACCTTGGCGATCGGCGACGGTCTGCAGCCCAGCGACGCGACCCGCCAGAGCGCGAACCCGACCTCCGGCGCGGCGCTCGAGATCAGCGCGGCCAGCCGGCGGGAGTTCAGCGTCCAGGTGGCGCCCCTGTTCCGCGACGCCGACCTCGAGCTGATCCGGATCTGCGCGCTCCTGCTCGTCGCCGACGGGATCAAGGTGCCGACCCGCGGCTACGCCATCACGTACCACACGATCCCGCTTTCCCCGACCGAGCAGGAAGACCTACGCGCCGAGCTCGAGTGGGAGGAGGAGAACGGGCAGGTGAGCCCGATCGACGTGCACCTCCGCCTCAACCCGGGGAAGACCCGCGCCCAGGCGCAGGCCGACATCGTGCAGGCTCGGGTGGACGCGGCCATCATCGACGCGAAGGTGCAGGAGGCCCTCGCCACGGCGGGCGTCCTGCCGGCCGGCGACAAGACGAGCGCGAACCCCTTCGCTTCCGTCGGCCTGCCAGCCCTCGTCGACGCGGGGATCCTGTCCCGCGAGGAAGCGCGCGGCCTGCTCGGCGTCACCGGCGACGCGCCACCCGAACCGACGCCGACGCCGACACCGCCGCGCCCGCCTCCCCCGCCTCCGACCAACGACAACCCCGCCAACACCGACCCCGAGGGCTGAACCATGGGCTACAACTGTCCGAAGTGCAACGAGGCGATCGACGCCGTATCCAAGCAGGCGTTCGACGAGCGCGTCAAGAGCAACGCCGAAGCCTTGAAGGCCGTGAAGGACGCCGCCACCGAGGCGGAGAAGCGCGCCAAGGTCGCCGAGGAGAAGGCGGGGCAGTACGACGTGGTGGCCGGCAAGCTCGCTGCGATCGAGAAGGCGGGCGTGCGCAACGCAGCCTTCGACAAGGCGGGCATCGCGCAGGACGAGAAGGTGCGCGCCCGCTTCGCCGCCATCTTCGAGGCCGAGCAGGCGGGCAAGGCCGAGGGCGAGGCGGTGGACTTCGGCGCGTGGATGGAGGCCGAGGAGACGCGCACGGACCCGTTCCTCGCCCCGCACTACAAGCAGCCGGCCGCCCAGGGTGCAGGCCAGACCCAGCAGCCCGCCGCGAAGCCCAAGGTCACCACGCGCACCGAGACCGGAGCAGGCGACCCGCCGGCCGGCGGCGCCGTGGTCCCGAAGACGCCCGCCGAGCTGCAGGCCCACCTGAACAGTCCGGGGTTCAAGGCGCTGCCCAAGGACAAGCGACAGGCCGAACTGTCGCGCCTGCAGGCGGCAGTGGGTGTGTCGACTTCCTGAGATTCCGGGCTTGACGGTTGTACCGCAAGCCGGGTAGCCTGCAGGTACAACCAGTCTCCGATCGACTCGCGGGCCGTTACTCGCTGCAAGGGGACCTCACCAGGAATGAGGTTTCACCATGGCAACGGTCACTTCGCCGCAGACTCACGCCCAGGTCGAGTCCACCAATGGGTTCGCCTACGTCTTCGCTGGCGCCCAGATCCGCGAGGAGCTCACCGAGCGCCTCGACGTCCTGCAGATGGGGCTCATCCGCGGCGAGGGCGACCTCGTCGGCTCCGGGTCCGACACGCTGCGGATGACGCGCTTCGGCGCGGTGGGCTTCGCCGAGGTGATGACCGCGGTCGACGAGACCCAGGCCGTGCCCTACACCGGGTCCACGATCAACACCGATTCGGTGACGATCGCCCGGTACGCGCTCGGCAAGGAGCAGTCGTACCAGGATCAGATCCTCCAGATCCCGGCGCAGTCGCTGAGCCTGCAGGACATGATCGCCCTGGTGCCCGCGTCGTACCTCGCCACCCTGCGCGCGTCCGTCGCCACCACCGGGTCGACCTTCTCGAGCTCCATCAGCGCGACCGGCGTGGCCTGGTCGTTCGACAACGAGCTGGCCCTCATCGCCGCGTTCCACGAGACGGAGGGCTTCGAAGCCGGCATGATGCCCGTCACGATCCGCCACCCGGAGCAGTTCACCGACCTCCGGAACGCGATCCGCAACGAGCCCTCCCTCCAGGGCAACGCCGAGCTGATGGCGTCGCTCCTCGGCCTCGGCAACAAGAGCCCGGGCGGCGCCGCCGACTTCCTCGGCCTGCGCAACTTCGCCTCGTTCGACGTGCCGACCTCGGCCGGCGACCACGTGGGCTGCGCCTACGTCCCCGGCGCGATCGCCTACTGCGTCGCCTCGACCGCCCCGGTCCAGGTGGAGAACCCGGCCGCCACGATCTACGTGCCCGAGTACGGCATCATGATCGAGCGCAAGTCGGACGGGAACGTCGCGACGGCCAGGTTCAACGTCAACGCGTGGTTCGGCGTCGCCAAGATGAGCGCGAGCCTGTTCCCGCAGTTCAAGCTCCTGAGCGTCAACGACTGAGGCTGCACCCGCTGCAGTCTCTGGAGGGCCTGTGACCGTACCTGCCGACCTGCTCGCGCCTGCCGAGCCTTCCGCGACCCCGCTCGATCGGCGGCCGCGGGACAACCGCCTCGTGGCGCACCCGACGCCCGACTTCTTCTTCGTGGCCTACCCGGACGACCCGGGCAACTGGTTCCCCGCGGAGATCAAGGCGGACGAGGGTGTCGACCCCGACGACGTCGGCGTGTGGTGGCTGCTCCGCCCGCAGCGCGAGCCCTGCCAACGCGGCGTCAACGGGCACCGCGGCAAGCGGGCGGGCGACAAGGACAGCCACGTCTACGCCCAGGCCCACGCCCACATCCGGGAGGACGGCGGGATCGTGCTTGAGGAGCAGCAGCCGCAGTACTGCGTGCCGGTCCCCGTGACCCACCCACGCACCGGCGCCTCCGGCGTGATGCACCTGGACGCCTGGTCGAAGGCTCGGCCCGTCGTGCGCGGCAAGCGGATCAAGTTCGACTTCGACAGCCAGCGGTTCGCGCGCTGGTTGCTCTCTCTCCACCGGGCCGGCGTGCTTCCCGCGCCCGATCCGCAGATGGTCGAGATCAACCAGGCCCGCGTGGTCGAGATGGTGGAGCGCCGCAAGGGCTTGCCGCTCGACCCCGAGATCAAGAAGGGCCACGTCGGCGAGGCCGTCGAGGTTGCCGCCCGCGTCGCCAAGGCGCAGCCCGTCGAGCGCGAGGAGATGGTCCCCGTCCGCAAGGCGAAGGCGAAGGCCAAGCCGGCCCCGGCGGCCACCTGATGGGCTGGTACCGGCCATTGTTCGGCTCCGGCGGGCTGGTCTGGCGAGACGCAGAGCAGCCCTCCACGCCTCCTGCCGACCAGCCCGCTTCGCACGAGGCGGAGACCGCCCGGCACTTCGCCGAGCTCGGCCTCGTCGGGACCGACACCGCCGCCCAGCGGCATGCCCGCAAGATGCGGGGCCTTCACGGCACCGCGAACGTTCTGCAGACCGAGGCCCGCCGTGGTGGCGTCGACCTCTCCCACGAGGACGCCGCGGCTCGCGTCGGCCTCGCCCTCAACCGAACCGCGCCCCCCAGGAGCTGAGCATGTCTCTCACCGACGGCCTCGCCACGTCCACCCCGCTCGAGTTCGGGCGCATCGGCCCGATGCTCCTGTCCGAGCTGGCGGCGGTCTACACCGCGAGCGGCAACATCACGCTCACGAACCAGTACCGGTCCGTGCAGTGCATCGACCCGGCCGGCGCCCGGGACCTCACCCTGCCCGCGCTGCAGGTCGGCCTCTGGTTCTTCATCGCCAACAAGGCGAACGCCGCCGAGACGATCACGATCAAGGAAGCCGCGGGCGGAACGACCGTCGAGACGGTGGACCAGAACGAGTCGATCCTCCTGTGGTGCGACGGCACGACCTGGCACGTCCTGACGATCTTCACCGCCACGATCACCTGAGGAGGGCGCCATGGCACACCTCCGCAAGCTGATCAACTCGGGGTTGCACACCATCGTCGGTGCGCTGGCCCTGCGTGGCGCGATCGGGTCGGGCTCCCTCGCCGGAGACCTGACCCTCCACCCTGCCGACGCCTACGTGGTGACGTTCACCCCGACCTCTGCGGCGCGCACGATCACGCTGCCGACCGGCAAGGATGGACAGTTCCGCATCTACCGGAACGCGGGCAGCTTCAACCTGCTGGTGAACAACCCCTCCGCCACGCTCCTCGCCACCCTCGCCCCGGGCGCGCTCGGCGTGTTCGTGTGCGAGGACGGGACCTGGTCCGCGATGTGGGCCTCGGGCTTCGCGACGCTCACCGACCCGGGCAACGCGGGCGCGATCTCTGTCGCCTCGATGAACGCACACCTGCCGATCGTGACCGCGGGGGCCGAGACCCGGACCCTCGCGATCCCGACGCACGCAGGCCAGCGGCTGATCCTGTCGATGCGCACCGACGGCGGCGACTGTGTCGTGACCGTCGCGGCCGCGATCAACATGACCGGCAACACCACGATCACCCTCAACGATGCCAGCGACTCCATCGAGCTGTGCGGCATCGTCGGCAGTGCCGGCGCGCTCCTCTGGCGCGTCGTCGTGAACAACGGCTGCACCCTCGGGTGAGGTGACTGGTGGCAGGGTCCGAGACCGTCTACACGCTGGGCTACGTGCCACTCTCCGCGCCACTTGTGCTGGCCCGGGGGCGTGACTTCGTGTCGTCGGTCGCGGTCATGGTGGACGGGGCGCTCACCGCGCCGTCGGCCGGGACCTACGCCCTGTACGCGCCGAACGGCGACCTTGTCGACGACCCGACAGTCTCGGTCGTTTCCGATGTTGCGCGGGCCACCGTCAACGTGCCCGCCACCTTCGCGTACGGGGAGGGCTACCGCGAGGAGTGGACCCTCACCGTCGGCGGCGTGGTGCGCTCGTTCCGCCGGCAGGCGACGGTGGCGCGCTTCGAGCTCCACCCGCCCGTGCTCGAGAGCGAGCTGGTGACCCAGGAGTACCCCGACGTCGTGCGCCAGATGGGCGACTTCGGGACCAGCCTGCAGGGCTTCCTGGACGGCGCCTGGGCGTACTGCCTGCGGTACCTGTGGCGGCAGGGCACGCCCGCGGACGTGCTGTGCGAGCCGTCCGACCTCTACGACTGGTACCGGCACGAGGGCCTCGGCCGCGTGTTCAAGGCGTTCTACGGCTCGCAGGAGTCGCAGCGCTGGCTCGAGCTGTGGCGGTACCACGAGGCCGAGGCGCTCAAGGCCCGGAGCGCCCTCCGCGTCACCGTCGACCGCGACCGCGACGGCGTGGCCGATGCCCTCGGGAAAGAGGCCGTCACCCTCCAGGTCCACACCAACAGCGCGCCCCGCGTGCGACTGCCGAGCGCGCACAGATGGTGACCATCGCCTACATCGAAGAGGAGGTGGCCCGGCGCATCGCGCAGCTGGACACGACCGCCTACCGACAGGCGGCCGGCGAGACGTGGCGCGAGTCGCCGATGCCCCTCACCGCCAGCCGGGAGAGCGCCCTCAAGGCGCACATGTTGTTCTCCGCGTCCGTCGAAGGTGTCGACGCCCGCGGACACCAGGACTTCGCCGGCGACGAGGTCGCGTGCTCCGGAGAGCTCGCGGTCCTGTACCGCTGGCGGATCCGTCCCGCGGAGGCGTCGCAGCTCTCCGACTACCGCGCCGCGTCCGAGGCCGCCCGCGCCATCGCCGGCTGTGTCCTGGCCCTGTGGCCGCAGGTCAACTGCCGCCCCCTCGTGCTGTGGTCCCCAGGCCCCACGGTGGACGGATTCATGACGGTGGCGCTCCGCTTCGCCGTCGACTTCACCCTCTCCATCTCCCCCATCACCGTCCCGAACAGCTGAGGCTCTCTATGGGTTTGCGCACTTCGCTCAAGGTGCAGTTCGACTGCGAACACCGGTCCTCCCTGGACTACGAGATCAGCGCCCGCGCCACGATGCCCGGGATCCCCGACTTCACGTGGCCCGACGGGACCGTGCTGAACACGGCCGACCAGGTCTACGCCGACACCGGCGTCACCCTCGCGACTGCCAGCACCCGGAACCTGGACCTGCGGTCGCTGACGACCCCGCTGGGGGTCTCGCAGCAGTTCGTCGAGGTGCGGCTGATCATGATCCGCTGCCGCGACTACGCGTTGACCTTCGCCAAGGGCGCCGCGAACGGCTGGACCGGGCTCGGCTCGGCGTGGACGATGACCCTCCCGGCCGGGACGTGGTTCTGCATCACCAACCCGCTCGACGCGAAGATGCCGACGACCGCCTCCGACAAGGTGATCGACATCAGCAACGCCTCCGGCCAGACCGCCACCTACGACGTGATCTTCGTCGGCACCACCGCCTGAGGAGGCAGCATGCCCACCGCACCCGACTTCACCCCCCGCCTGGTCCAGCTCCGCTACGAAGACGCCGCCGGCCTTGGCATGACCATCGGCCCCGGGGACGGCCAGTTCTCCGGCGGCGACGAGAACGCGGAGAACGCCGAGGCCGTCGCCGTGTACGACCGCGGCGCCTTCGACGGCCTGAACAAGACGCAGGACATCGCGCAGGAATGCTCGATCACCGTGCGAGACATCGCGCAGTCGCTGACCACCACCCTCGCGAACCGCGTGCGCGACTTCATGATGAAGACCGGCGCGTTCTCCGCGGCGCAGTCCGTCGACGCGTCCGTCTGGGCCTGGAAGGCGATCCTGACCTACACGGGCCCGGCCGGCACCTACACGAAGACGTACCCCTACTGCCGCGGCGGAGTGGCGGAGGCCCACGGCTTCCCCAGCAACACGCTGACGCTGACCTGGACCAACTACCAGGCGCCCACCCGCGCCTGACTCGACCTGACCTGGAGGGCACGCCATGGACATCGTTCTCACGAGGGACACCGGGCAGCGCGACGTGATCGCCTGCACGCTCCCTACGCTTCCCGAGCGGTTCACCCTGCACCGGGCCCAGCGCGCCGCCTCCGGCTTCACCGAGGGCGACGAGGCCGCGCTCGCCGCAGCTCCGGAGGGGACGACCGTCACCGCCTCGGGCAAGGCGGACGGGGAGTCCCTGGTGATGGTCGGTGTGGCCGCGATCGGGCTGTCGGTGGCGTCGGGGCTCGACCTCCGAAGCGCCGGCAAGCTGCGCGACGTCGGCCGCGACGTGGTGCGGTACGGCGAGCTCGTGATCACGGCGCTCTGGGAGGCCGGGTACCGGGACATCGGCGAGATCTCCGCCGCCGGCAGCAAGCTCCTCAAGGCGTGCACCGAGAGCCTCGCGAGCCGCGCAGCTGCGGTGAGCGCGGAAGCGAGGGGTTTTCCGAAGGCCCCGGCGGCGCCCATCGCCTCCGGGGCAGCCTGATCGGCCTGCTCTACCTGGGCAGTCCGGGCGCGCTGTGGCGACTCGACGAGGAGGACCAGATCGTGATCGCCGCCCTCGACAACGAGATCGACCTCGTGCGCCTCTGGCGGGGCGGTGCCGATGCGCGTTGACCCCGCCGGCTCGCGGGCTGCTCCTGCCGTGCGCGGTGGTGGCGGTGCGGCGGTCACGGTGGCGACCGACGTCGAGGCGCTCGTCGGGGAGCTCGTCGAGCGGACCAGCGACGCCGCCGACCACGAGATCGCGGCGATGCTCAAGGTGGTCCAGGCCAACGCCGTTCGGCAGTGGCCCGTGGACACCGGGCGCTCCAAGGCCTCGTTCTCCCTCACCGACAGCGGCACCCCCGACAACCCGGCGTGGCGGCTGCGCAACGACGCACCCTACTCGCGGGCCATCGTCCAGCACAACCAGTCCCCGAAGCTGCCCTCGATCCGGCTGGTGTACACGCCGGTGCGTGACGCGCTCCGCAGCATCGCCGACAAGATCCGCCGTGGCGCGGCTGGTGGTGGCCGATGAGCGAGCGCATCGACCTCGAGATTCAGGCGAAGATCGAGAAGTTCCGCGCCGAGATGGGGAAGATCCCCGGCATCACGGCGCAGGCGGCGGACAAGAGCGCGGCGGCGCTGCAGAAGAACCTCTACGTGCAGGCCGCGAAGGACGCCGCAGGGCTCGGCAAGGCGAACGCCAGCGTCGCCGACAACGTCGCGAAGTCGTGGAGCGACGTCGGGAAGAAGGTGTCGAGCCTTGCGGGCGGGCCGTTCGCCCAGTTCGGCGACGCCATCTTCGAGCTGGTGCCGAAGGCGGGGCAGGCCAGCGCGGCGCTGGGCGGTGTCGCCATCGCCGGGGCCGGGCTGGCCGGGGCCGTCGTCGTCGCCGGCGCCCTGGCCATGGCCAGCATGGCGATGGCGGACGCCGCCGTCGAGGCCCGCGACCGGCTCAAGGAGCAGGGCCTCGCGGCGATGCTGCCGCACGACGCCCTCGTGTCGCTGCAGGACTACGAGGAGGCGAACAAGGACCTGCGCCGGGAGGTGGACCTCCTCACGGTGGCGGTCGGGTCGGAGTTCGCCCCCGCGCTCACCGACGCAGCGCACGCCACGGTCGGCCTGATCGACGCGCTCGGCTCCGTCGCCGTCGGCACGAAGGCCGTGTACGACACGTTCGAGCCGATCCGCGAGATCGCGGGGTGGATCAGCCCCATCTCCTGGGAGCTGTGGGCGGTCGAGAAGGCGTTCGGCTCGCTGGCCGCCAAGGGCGAGGCCCACGTCCAGACGACGAAGACGCAGGTGCGCGCGGTCGTCTCGCTGCAGGACGCCGAGAAGGCCCGCATCGCGGCCATGATCGAGCACGGGAAGGACGAGGAGCGGGTCGAGAAGGCGGCCGCCAAGGCCGGGGCCGACGCTCGCAAGGCGAAAGAGACCGCCGACGCCGAGCTGCTGAAAGCGCTCGAAGCGGACAAGGCCACCTACTACGAGCGCGACCTCGCCATGCAGCGGGGCCTGTACGCCAGCACGACGGCCATGCAGGAGGAGGCCGCGGCGAAGGCGAAGGCGATCACCGAGGCGACGATCGCGTCCCAGGTCGAGAGCTTCCAGGCCGGGACCGACGGCATCATCGCGGAGATCGACAAGCAGATCGCGGCCTACGAGGCGGCGGCGGAGAGGAAGAAGGAAGCCGACCGGGCGGCGCGGGACTTCGCGCTGGACGCGGTCGGCTCCCTGTCCGACGTGTACGCCGAGTTCGGCGAGCTCGCGGTCGAGAACGCGGAGAAGAACGCGAAGGCCGGGAAGATGTCGGCACGCGACCTCGCGATCTTCCAGAAGAAGGTCGCTGTCACGAGCGCCATCCTCTCCGGGATCACCGCCGTCGCGCAGGCCATCGCTTCCGCGCCTCCACCCTTCAATATCCCAGCGATCGCGACGGCCACCGTGACCTCCGGCATCCAGATCGGGAAGGCCGCAAGCACCAAGATCCCCAGCCTGTTCGGCGGCGGCACCGACCGCGGCGACGGCGAGGGCGCGGTCCTCCTGCACAAGGGCGAGGGCGTGCTGAACCAGCGCGCCATGGACCAACTCGTGCGCGTGCTGAACCAGGGTCTGTCCCCGCTGCGGAGCCTGTCGGGGGCTGGGGCCGGTGGCGGGCCCGCGGACGTGTACCTCGACGGGCGGCAGGTGGGCCGGTCGATGGCCAGGGCGGCGCGCTCGGGACGTGGCGTGTCGGCCGGTCCCCCTCCTGGGTACGTGCGGAGGAGAGGCTGATGGCGCAGGTAGACCGTCCACTTCGGTTGTTCGGCGTCCTCGATCCCCGCTGGCGCGCAGCGTTCGTCGACGACGTGAACAGCGACGCGACCGAGGGCGACCCGCGCCCCGGCCTTGCCGAGCCACCGACCGGCGGCCGGCTGGACCCCGCGGTGGTGGGCGCGCAGTACGTCGACGCCACGCTCGTCACGACCCAGGCTGGGTACCCGACCCCCGGCGGGGATGGCCTCGGCTGGGGGTACTACCTGGACGGCGAGACCCTCGCCGAGCTGCGTGGGTACCAGCCTCCGGTCACGATCACCGACTACCGCCGCTGGACGACCACGTCCCCGGCCCCGTCGACGCGCCACGACGCCGCGTTCGACGACGTGTCGGGCCGTGTCGCGATCCTCCTCGGGACGACCGCCGCCGACGAGCTCGGCATCTTCGACCCCTGGGGAGCGCTCGGGCTCGGGACGCTCACCAGTGCCGGCACGACGCCGGACCTCGGCGACGCCGCGGCGATCGCGTACCAGCCCGGGACCGGCCGCCTCTGGAGCTTCGCGCCCACGCTGGTGGTGTGCACCGACGACCACGGCGCGACCTGGACCACGGTCGATGCCTCCGGCGCGCTGTACGACGCGTTCACCGGGACCCCGACGTTCACCGCCGCGACCGGTGTGGACCACCAGATCAAGCACCGCGCGGCCTTCGACGCCGCCGGCGCCGTCCTGTGGGTCGGCATCTCGAGCGCGCCCGCGGCGCGGTTCGCGGCGAGCTACGACCTCGGGCGGACGTGGAGCCAGACCGGGACGATCACCGCCTACTCCGTCGACGTGGCGCGGCACCCGGACGGATGGCTCGGGGTCATCACGAACGAGGACGACGCCGGTGACGACTCGATCCGGTTCCGCCGCCTCGCGTCCGCCTTCGACGACCCCAGCGCCGTCGACTACGTCGAGGTGGTCAAGATCCCGACGTGCTCGGCGTGCAGTATCGGGATCGACACGAACGGCTCCATCTGGGTCTGGTACAGCGGGAGCGGCGGCGGGGCGCAGACCGCGGTCAAGTTCTCCGTCGACAGCGGCGTCACCTGGACGGCGGCCTCGGCCGTGGCGCGCACCGACAACTGGAGCGTGCGCGCGGTTCCTCACCCCGCAGGCGGGTTCGCCTGCGCCTACCGGTCGTACGGCTACGGTTACGTCCACCTTGGCGGCTGGCATGGCCCGGGGCGCGACGGCAACGATTGGGCCGAATCCGGTGCAGGGCGCACGGACGGCGTGTGGTCCGGCTCCTTGGACCCGACGAGCATCCTCCTCGACGGTCCGGCCTGGACCCTCACGGGCCCCGGCACGTCGAGCCTCATCGGCGCCGCGCTGGGGCTCACGCTGTACAGCGGAGGCGCCGCGGATCAGATCTGCTACGACCTGGACGTCTACACCGGCGACGAGAACGAGGCGTCGGCGGAGTACTGCATCGAGGTCACCAACGACGGCGGGACCACCGACACGACCCCGAACGACCAGGGGATCGGGCTCGAGCTCCGCGCCCGCAACAGCGCGGCCGTGCGGCGCCTCACCGTGTGGCACGACGAGGGCGGATACCGCGTACGCGACGAGGAGGGGGCCGCGTGGCTGACGGGCAAGGTCACCGCCTCCGGCCGGTACCACGTGCGCGTCGCGTTCCGTGGGGCGGACGGGTACGTCGCGCACCGGACCGACGGGACCACGAAGTGGGTGGCTCTGACGTGGTCGACGCAGGGGTCCGGCGCCTCCGCGTCATCGAACGTTCGATGTCGGTGGGGCCAGATCGTGGGCGTCGCGAACTGCATCCACTCTTGGTGGTACGTCCGCGCGAAGGGTGTGTACACCGCGCTCGTCGAGGGCCTCGACCAGACCGGCGTGGGCGCGTCGAGCTACTACCTGCCCGACCTGCACGACCCCGTCCGCGAGCGCCTGGCGCTGGCCCGGGTGCGAGGTGGTCCGGCCATCCCCGGCGAGGTGTACGGCCTCCCGGCGGCCCACGGCCACCCCGTCGAGGCCCTGCTGCCCACCGTCGAGCCCTCGCCGTCGGTGGCCTGGCGGTCGGTGGCGCCCGGTGCCGACCAGCGGATCGCGCTGGACCTCGGCTACGACACCGAGATCGGGGCCGGCGGCGGCACGATCGCGCTGGCGGTCCGCGGGTGCAACGTGCGGACGATCACGCTGGAAGCCGCGCCGGACGACGCGTCCCCGACGTGGCAGTCGATCCTCGTGGTCGACCTCGCGCAGGGCTTCACCGGCCTGACCGGCGCCCTGGTCGGCGACACCCTCCGCCCAGTCGCCGGCACCGTGGTCGGGGCCCGGTACATCCGCCGAGGGGAGCTCCGCGGCGGCCACATCGTGTACGACGCCAACGCCTCGGCCGGCGGGCCGTTCGTGGCGACCATCCGCGACAACACCGCGGGCTACTGGTCGGACCCCGCCACGGGGCCCACCGTCACCGTGTACGTCGAGCGCGCCGAGATCGCCGGCTCGCCGGGCGCCACGGCGGACTGCGAGCTCGTGTGGCCCGCGGGCGTGGCGGTCGCGCACGCCTCGCCGAGCGCCACGATCCGCTACCGGTGGTGGTCGCTGCTGATCGCGTCCACCGAGGCCGCCAACGACTACTACCAGATCGGGGCGGCGTATCTGTTCGGCGGCGTGCCGCTCGGCAAGCAGTGGAGCCCCGGCTACGAGTGGGGTCGCGCGCCCAACGTGGGGAGCGACCTCGACGTCGCGAACACCGACCGGCGGACGCAGCTCGGCCCCTCCCGCCGGTCGCTGACCCTCAACTGGGACGAGGGCCAGCTCGAGGCGCGGCACGTCGACAACACCGCAGCGACGGCGGGCTGGCTCGGCACCGCCAGCGGCTCGACCCGGGTCGCCCGCGACGACGTGCGCGGCCAGGTCGAGGGTCTGATCGAGAGCGCCGAGGGCGGGGCCCTGCCGGTGCTCGTGCTCCTCGGCGACCACGCGAGCGAGTCGGTGGGCACGGTCACCGACCCCACGCGGTGGCTCGTCGGGTACGTCGAGGGCGAGGTCCGTACGCAGCAGGGCGGGCGCGACGACCCCGACGACGGCGAGTTCGTCCGGTTCGGAACGCTGATCATCGTCGAGGCGGTCTGACGTGGCGGACGTCCCGGCGATGCTGCTCGAGGTGCTCGGCGGCGGCGGGTCGGTCCGCGTCGCGACGTCGGCGGTGGACGTGCCGAGCGCGGGCGGGACGGTCCGGTTCCCCTCGGGCCTGGACGAGCCCGAGGTACCCGACGACGTGGAAGCCGTGGTGGTCGCGGTGCGCCTGGCGGACGCCGACACCGTGCGGCGGGTGGCGGGTCCGTGGGTCGGCCGCGAGGCGGTGCTGCGGATGTGGCACCCCGGCCAGCAGCTCGAGGACGCCGCAGTCCTCATGCGCGGCGTGGTGTCGACCGCGAGTTGGGACGACCCCGAGGCACCGGGGCGGCTGGTGCTGGGGCTCGAGCTGGCGGCCGCCGACCTGTCGGCCCGCGTCCTCGCCCCCCACGCCACGGCCAGTACGATCGGGTGGAGCTCCCTGCCCGAAGATAGCTACGGCGAGGGGATCCCGGTCGTCATCGGCACGCCAGGCGCCGGCACGTTGCCGATCCCCAGCTCCCCGCTGGTCGAGGTCACGCCGATGTACTTCGACGCCATCCTCGGCTTCGTCACGCGGTACGCTGTCGCCTCGCACGTCGTGCACGCCACCGACGTCACCGTGTACGACTTCACCGTCGCCGCCTCCCTCACCGGGCAGTCGATGCCGATCGAGCAGTCCGTCGACGCCGACGGGTCCCCGGTCGCGACGGTGCTGGTGCCGAGCACGTTCGCCCCCGATCGCGGCTCAAACCTGTTCGCGGCCTGGCCCAACGGCGGCGGTGTACTGCTCGAGGGCGAGCTCGTGCGGGGGCTCGGCTCGGTCCTCCTGTGGGGCGCGCTGTTCCGCCCTGGCCGGGTCCAGTACGACCTGCAGGCGATCCGCGCTGCCCGGGTCGACCTCGATCGCTTCCTCGTCGACGCCGCGATCAACGACCCGGACATCACCTGGGAAGAGTGGGCGTCGCAGGGCATCCTCGCGGCGTGCCTTGTCGACCGCGTCGAAGGCCCCGCGGGCGTCTACTACCGCGCCCGCCAGACCGCCCCCGACGTGACGCGCCTGCGGGCGGTGCTGTCGACGCGCGGCTCTTCGGGCGGGTACCAGGTCACGCGGACGGGACCCTACGCCGACGAGGAGCTGGACACCCCCGGCGTGGTGACGCGGGTCTGGTACGGCCGCCACGGCACCGACTCGTGGGCGCTGCGCGTCGAGTACGTCCCGGAGCTGACGTTCGCGCCGGGCTCGTTCAGCAGGCAGATCGTGCACCCCACCTGCATCCGTGCGCGCGAGCTGCTGGCTCCCGATGCGCCGGCCGACGCGCTCCCGGTGCGCGAGGTGTGGGCGCAGACGAGCGACGTCGCCACCGCGTGGGCCATCGCCCGCCGCCACGTCGAGCTGTTCACCCTGCCCGGGGTGGTGGCGGAGTTCGAGGGCTCCGTCGAGCTGGGCCGGGTCGTCCGCGCCGGCGACACCGTCGAGGTGCGGGACGGAGGGACGGCCCGGCTCGGCCTGGTCCGCCCCGGGGTCGTGCGCACCACGCGCCGCACGCTGCTGACCGTCCGGCTGGAGGGCTGACCGATGGCTGTTCGCGGGCTCGGACTTCGCCGCTGGTACTCCGACAGCGTGGCGCCCACGACCGCCGAGGACTCGGCCGCCGGGTACCGCCTGGGCGACCACTGGGTCGACACCACCACCAACGACCCGTACGTCCTCGTGGAGGCCACGACGGGGACGTGGACCTTGCTGTCGGGCGGCGGAGGCGGGGGCGGCTCCGTGTCCTCGGTGTTCGGCCGCACCGGTGTCGTGACCGCCCTGTCTACCGACTACGCCGCCCACTACCAGCCGCTGGACGCCGATCTGACCGCGATCGCGGCCCTGGCGTCCACCGGCGTCGCCGTTCGGACCGGCTCGGGGTGGACGGTGCGCACGATCGCCGGGACCACCGACGAGGTGGCGGTGGCCAACGGATCCGGCGTGTCCGGCGCGCCCACGATCGGCCTCGCGAGCAACCCGACGGTCCCCGGCACCGGCGGGATGGTCCTGCCGATCGGGACGACCGGGCAGCGCGGCGCCAGCACCGCGGGCCGGCTCCGGGCGAGCACGACCCTCGGCGTGCTCGAGTACTACTCCGGCGCGGCGTGGGAGCAGCTCGCGTCGGAGGCCTTCGTCAGCACGGCGGGGTCCGCGCTCGTCACCGGCGCTCGGCGCCTCGCCCTGTTCGGAGGCCTCTGATGTCCCTCGGCATCGTCCTGACGACCACCACCACGCTGCGGGTCACCACGACGACCACCGACGTGCTCCACTACGCCGCGAGCTACGGTGACGACGCCGCGAGCTCGATCACGATCGACGCGGTGGCGCCGGGCTCGATCTCCTCGGCGACGACCACCACGATCGTGGGCTCGCCGGCGAGCGGGAAACGCGTGGTGAAGTCGCTCACCCTGCGGAACACCTCGTCGAGCGCCACCGTCACCACCTCGATCGACCTGTGGGACGGGACCACCGCCCGCCCGCTGTGCCCCTGCCGGCTCGGCCCCGGGGAGGCCCTGCAGTACGAGGCCGGCGGGGGCTGGCGGGTGCTGATGGCCAGCGGCGATCCGCGCCCCGGAGTCGGGACGGCACGCGCGGGCCGCCCCTTCATGGTGCAGAAATCCTGCACAGTCCCAGAGGCCGCTGGGTACTGGTACTCGACGGCGAAGGACGCCGGGATCCCGGGCCCGTGGGCACCAGGGACGCCCGGGGTCAACGGCCGCGTGACCGACGGGACGACCAGCACGGACGCCGGGTGCATCCCGTGGGCGAACGCCACGTCCGGCTACGTCACCAGCCTGGACCTCCTCAGCGGCTCCAACTCGATCGCCGGCGGCGCGATGCTGGTGGATGTCGTCTGGTGCAACTCCGGGCTCGTGGTCACGACCACCACCGCGCAGGCGATCACGACCCCGACGCTGCCCGCGCGCGACGTGAACGGCAGCAGCAACGGAGAGGGCTACGGGATCGCGCTGCTGTTCGTGGCCGCTGCGACCAACGCCGGCGCCATCAGCAACGCCACGGTGAACTACACCGACAGCGACGGGAACGCGCGGGTCGCCACGCTGTCCGCCGTGATCCCGACCGTGATCCCTGCGACGCCGGTGATCGGCACCGTGGTGCCGTTCTTGCAGCCAGCGGGCTCGCGTGGGGTGCGCTCCATCCAGTCGATCACGCTCGGGACGAGCCTCGCCACGGGCACGATCTCGCTCCTGATCTACCGCGAGGTCGCCGCAGTCCCGTTCTCGGCGGTCAACACGGGCACGCTCGCGATCGGCGGACAGAGCAACGCCGTGGGCCCGCGCTGCTACGATGGGTCCTGCCTGCTGCTGTGGTTGTCGCTCAACGCCGCCACGGCTTCGGGGCCGCAGATCCGCGGCGCCGTCGTCGAGCGGGTGCAGTGAGTGGAGGCGCGCGTGGAGACGACTCGGAAAGACCTCGGCGGCGGGTGCGTGGCCTGGTACCCGGCCGGTGACGAGCGAGACGAGACGCTGCTCGTGTGGGTGGCGCCGGCGGACGGCGCGTGGGCGGTGTACCTCGAGGGTCTGCCGGGCGACGTACGGCGGCACGAGGGCATCGCCAGCGCCGCCGAGGCGGAGGCCGTCGCGGTCGCGCTGCTGACGGCGTAGCGCTGGCGCCTCGGTAGCAGTTGTGTTCGTTGCGTGGTAACTTCCTGGTGCGAGGTGGTCTGATGCTGGTACAGGTGATGCGGTTGCTGGTACTCGTGCTGGCCCTGCTGGGTCCGGCGCTTGCGTGGAGCGCCACCACCATCGCAGGTCCGCGCCCCTGGCTGATCGAGCGCGTGGCGCTCCCCTCCGCCACCGACTGGGAGGCGTACACCGTCCCCGTCTGGGCGCGGCAGGTGATGATCCGCAACGCCCACTCGTCCGGCGTCCTGTACGTCGGGAAGCACACCGAGACCGGGGCCTTCGTCGGCGCCACCGACGAGTACTTCACGATCCCCGCTGGTGGTGTGCTGGTCCTCCCGGTGTCGCCCGGTGTGGCGACCACCGACGCGCTCCACCTCGTGATCCCGCTCGCCTCCGCGACCGCGTCGCTTCCTGTCGAGCTCATCGTCTTCGAGACCCCGGAGTGACCATGCTGCGCACCCTGCTGTTCCTCGTCGGGTCGGCGTTCGCGGGCCCGTCCTACTCCCCGCCGGTCTCGGCCGACGTGATGGTGGTGCTGGCGAACGACTTCGTGGAGAGCGCCAACACCCTCACGGACGTGACGGGCATGGCCTGCCCAACGGTGTCGGGCGCGTCCTACATGGTCACCGTGGCCGGCGACTTTGACACGGCGGCGACGACCACCGGCCTCCAGTGGACGATCACCAGCGCGGGCGCCTCGGGCTCGTTCTGGGCGGTCGCCCCAACCTCGGGGACGGCGTTGGTCAACCGTCTCGAGTCCATCACCGCGGGCACCCTCGCGGCCGGCACCGGCACGGCGGCCACGGCCGGCAATCCCTTCTGGGGAACCGCGATGGTCACCGGCTCCGGCAACGACATCAAGCTCCGCGCTCGCTCCGAGATCGGCGCGTCCGCCGTCACCATGAAAGCGGGCCGGGTCGTCATGACCTGCCGCCGCGTCGCCTGAGGAGGCCCCATGCGTTCCGTCGCCGGTTCCGGTCTGATCGTGCTCCCCTCCACCGGGGCGAAGCTCCTGGCCTACGCGGGCGTGCCCGTCGCCGGCCTGGTGCCTGGGTCCGTTCTCCTCGATCTGCGCCCCGAGTCGGGGGCCCCCGAGCTCCGCGCCGATGGGACGTGGTTGGCGCCCACCGTCGTGTGCGTCGACGACCCGCAGGGGCCCGTGGCGGACGACGCCCTGCTGTTCGGCGGGCCAGCGGTGCCCATCCAGGCGGCCGACCTCGCCGAAGTCCGGGCCGCCGCCATCGTCGAGGTTCGGCGCATCGAGGAAACCCGCTGGACCTTCACCGACGCTTCGAACCGGGTGTGGGACCTCTCGACCCGCGGACGCCTCCGGATGTTCACCATCGAACACCACGACCAGGTCACCCCGGGCTCCGGCTTCCCCCGGACCGTCCTGTCCGCCAACGGCGTCTCCGTCGCGGTCCCCGGGCGCGCCGCGTACAACGCCCTGATGAGCCCGATCACCGGGGCCATGGTGGCGCGCGACGAAGCAGCCAACGCGGCCGAGGTCTCCGTCCGGCTCGCCTCGGACGCGGGCGCGGTGGTGGGCGCCCTGCTCGCCTACCGGAGCGCGTGATGACCGCCGCCCTGGGGGTCGTGCTCCTCGTCTACGCGGTGAGCTCGAGCGCCTACGGGGCGGCGCACTGGCGGGTGATGCGCGCGGCGGTGTCGATCCCGTCCGGGGTCCGGCTCGTGATCGCCGTGCGGGAGCGGCTCGTCATCCCGGCCGGCCTCGTGTCGGCGGCGGGCGCCCTCCTCGCGATGGCGCAGGGCTGCCACCTCGCGCTGATGGCGCTGGTGGTCGCCGCCGCCCTGTCCGCCCTCCTCGACGGGGCGATCGCCGTCTCCCTCGTGGCCGCCTCGCACACCACCGCGCCCGGCGTCACGCGCACGCACCGCCTGGCTGACGCGGGCTCGAGGGTGGAGCAGGGCGCCGCCATCCTGCGCCGCCTCGAGGACGCACGGCGCGGAGCCGAAGCACGCGACCACCGCAACCACGCGGAGGCGTGACGTGCCCGACCTCCTCCCTCCGCCCGCCGCCGGCAGCGACGGGCCACCCACGACCCCGCGCGCCCTCTCCCCCGAGGCGCGCGACGTGCTGATCCTCCAAGCGCTCGAGGAGCTGATCACCAAGGCCGGTGAGCGGTCGTACCTGCGCAGCTTCGCGGAGTCGAAGGTCGGCGACCGGATCCGGATCGACCACCTCGCGTTCCTCGTTGCGCTGGCCTCGATCGCCGCCGGGCTCGGGGTGTCCCTGCCCGACGTGTGGCGCGTCGTGACGGGTGCGCCGTGACCCCGCAGGGCGAGGCCGTGGCGATCGCCGTGGGCGTTGCCTGCTCCCTCGCCCTGGCGTTCGTCGTGGTGGCCGCCATCCTCTCGCGCGTGGAGCCCTGACATGACCGAGGAACAGCTTCGGGAGCAGTTCGCCGATGCGAAAGGGTGGCGCAGGCAGCTTCGCTACCTCGTGAACATGGCGATCGCGGGCGGGGTGCTGTACGCCGCAGGGGTCGATCCGTTCCTCGCGCTGGTAGGCGGTGCCGTCGCCGCCACGGGCTGGGTGTGCTCGCTGTCCGCGCTGATGGGCGCTGCGGCCCTACTCGCGATCGCCGCCCGGCCTGCGGAGAAGAAGCCATGAGCACCGGCGCCGCGATCCTCGCCCTCGCCCGCACCCGGATCGGCGAGGCCTACCGCCTCGGGGTCTCCGTCGACCTCGACGACCCCGAGTACCATGGCCGCCTCCACGGCACGCCGGCCCCGCTCGACGCCACGACCGACCGCGCGTGGGACTGCGCCGAGCTGGTGAGCTGGGCGGTGTCGATCGTGTGCGACGGTAAGCGCGTCGGCTGCGGGCCCGACGGCGTGGAGCCCTACACCGGCCACTGGGCGCAGGAGATCGCCACGGACACCGGCCCCGCGTACCGGATCCCCGTGGCGGAGGCGCTCCAGACCCCCGGCGCGATCCTCCTCAGGGCTCCCGCGGGCGACATCGGCGGCCACATCGGGATCGCCACCGGCAACGGGCGCGGGATCGTCGAGGCGCACTCCACCTCCATCGGCGTGGTCGAGCGGCAGGACGCCCACCAGCGTCGGTGGTCGGCGGGCGTGTGTGTGCGCGGCGTGCAATACCTCGCGACGGGCCCGACCCAGGGCTACGCCGCTCCGGCCGGCGTGCTCCGACAGGGGCAGCGCGGGCTCCTCGTCGAGCGGCTGCAGGTCGCCCTCCGCACCCGCGGCTACGACCCCGGCCCCACGGACGGCGACTACGGGCCGCGGACGGCGAAGGCCGTGCGGGCGTACCAGATCGACCGCGGGCTCGTGCCCGACGGCGAGGCGGGGCCGATCACGCTCGGCGCGCTGGGAGTGCTGCCGTGATCAGCCAGCGCAAGCTCGTGATGTTGGCGAGCGGCCTGGGGTCGCTGCTCACGCTCGCCGCGCTGACGGTGATGGGGAACCTGCCGCAGGACGCCCTGGACACCCTGGCGTGGGCCGTGGTGTTCCTCACCGGGTCCGCGATGGGGGCCAACGTCGGCGAACACTTCGCCAAGCGCGTGCCCCAGAAGAAGGAGTGACCACATGCCCCTCCCCCTGATCGCCGTCGTCGGCTACGGCGTCTCCGCCCTCACCGCCGCCTCCATCGCCGCCCTCCGCGCTGGCCGGGCCGTTGTGCCGCGGGTGGCCCGGTTCGGCCCCGAGGCGCCGCGCATCGTCCTCCACCGTGACCTGCTGGCGCTCGAAGATGCGCTGTACGACGCGATCGCATGGTGGGCCGCCCGGGGGCACGGCGTCACCGGCCCGTGGCTCACCGACGGGGACACCGCCGGCCCCGGCACGGTGATGCTCATCCCTCCCCCGCCCGGCTGGGTCCGGACCGGGCACCTCGCGACGGCGCAGGTTGACGCCGAGCTGGAGGACGACCCCGACGTCGACGACGCGCACGAGGTCGACGCGGTGGACGGCGTGATCCGCTCCTCGACGATCGTGCTCGACCCCGAGCGGCTGTCGCGCCCTGGGATCGACGTGGCGCGCGTGATCGCCCACGAGCTGGGCCACGCCGCGTTCGGCTACCTCCACGTCACTGCGCGGCTCGGCAGGAAGCACGCCCACGAGCGGGCGGTTCGGCTCATCGTGCCGAAGGCGGGCCACCTGATGCACCCGAGGTACAGCGAGGGCGGGTGGGGCGACGAGGGACTGGTCAGCGAGGGGTGAGGGGTCGCCCGGTCCACCCGGCGGAGAGCGCGAGGTCCAGGTGGCGCGCACACGCAGGGTGCTCCAGGTGCTGGCCGTCGCGGTGGACGACGGCCACCGCCGGACCTCCGCAGCGACGGCTACGGGTGCCGGTCTCGTGGACGACGGCGACGCACACGAGCGGGGCGGTCACGGCTTCGCCTCGGCGACGCGATCGCCCGCGTCCAGCAGTTGGCGCACCGCCCAGGTCGCCACGTCCTCGGGAGCGGCTGCGACCACGAGCCCGGCGTGCTCCTCGGCGGAGAGGGGCAGCTGCAGCACCACCCGGGAGCGTGTGCCGTCCTTCCTGGGGCGCCCCGGCCCCGCGCTCGCGAGCCGGACCCCGAGCCGACGCAGGCGACCGCGGACCGCCGAGAGGGACAGGCCCGTGCGCGCGGCGATCTCGGCGGCGGAGAGCCCGGACTCGGCGAGGGCGCGGAGGTCGGGGGTCACGAGGTCCGCCGGGCGCGCGCTTCCGCGACCCACGCTTCGGCGGCGACCCGGACCGGCGCCGCGTCTCCGCTGGGCGTGAGGCCGTGGGTCAGGCTCTTGGGCCAGGGCTGCCCCTCGGGGATGGTGGCAGAGGTGGCGGCGAAGTCGGCGCACTCGTCCTGCAGCTCCGCGAACGCGCGGTCGGCGGTCGAGCCGGGCGGCCACGCGACATCGGCGGCGAGGGACTGGAGGTGGGCGCGGCGGCGTTCGCTGATGTAGGTCGGCATGGTGGCTCCTGGGGTGTGACGGGTGAAGCCCGTCCCTTGCGGGTACGGGCTGGTGGGAGGGCGGCCGAGGGTCAGGCCCCCTGGAGGTCCTCGAGGCGCTCGTACTCACGCTCGGAGAGGCGCGAGCCGTCCGAGTGGCAGATGGAGCGGTCGGAGTAGCCGCCGTGCCGACTGCACGCGCGCTGATCGGCGTCTGCGCACGCCTTCGCGGTGGCGATGGTGCGGTGGGCGTGGCCACAGGAGCCGCGGACGCTGCCGATCGTGGTGTAAGTGACGTTCGCCATGGGGTGTGTCTCCGCTCGGGGGCTTCGTTCGCCCTCCGATGGATATATATTCGCACGCTGGAGGGGGACCGTCAACCCTCACGCGAAAATATATTCGCGACGCTCACCGACGCACCCTCACCGGGCCGGCGGGAGCTGGGCCAGACGTGGGCCAGCTTCGGCCCCGGTGGGCGCTCCCGGGCTGGCCCAGTCGGGGCTACGATCCGCTTGGCAGGCTGATCCTGCCCCTCCGAAGTACTCCCAAGGGGAATCGCTCACGTCAGCCTCCCGTGCGGGTCGTCGAGGAGGTTGGGCCAGCGGCTGGGCCATACCAGTTTTGGCAAACTTAGCCACAGGACACGCCGAATGCTTCGCGGATAAGCTCGCAATCCTCGAACCACTCGCCACGGATTCGGTGCTGGGCGAAGCGCTGGTGTAGCTCGACCTCGGCCGCGCGAGCGTCCTGGCGAGACCGGAACCGCTTCCTGGCGAGCACCGTCACCTCCTCGGTGGTGGAGAGGTTGCGGGCGCGGGTCACCGGGTTGACGCTGTGCCCGATCTTCACGCGCCCGTGCGCCGCGAACAGGTACACCCAGGCGGC